AATGATGCCGTTAATGGAATACATCGGTACAAAACTTCCAAAAGATAGAATGCCTTTTAGAAACGATAGACAAGGTTACAAAAAAGGTGGAATGAGCCGAAGAAACTTTTTAAAACTTATGGGAGGCTTGGCTTCAGTTCCAATTTTAGGTAAATTTTTTAAATTAGCAAAACCAGCAGCGAAAGCTGTTAAAGCAGTGGAAACTTCTAATGCAGCGGGAATGCCAGCATGGTTTCCTAAACTTGTGGATAGAGTAATGAAGGAAGGAACAGATTTAGGAGGAACGGTTGAAAGACAAGTTGTTAAACAAATAGAACTTCCTGGAAGTAAAACTAAAGTTATCGTAGAACAAGATCTAACTACAGGAGATACTGTAGTTGATATTGGAGTCGGTAAACATGGATGGGAAGATGGAAGATACGGTCAACCCACAAGACTTACTTTGAGAAAAGGAGAATACATTGAGCCTGATATAGATTTAGTAACTGGAGAACTTAAAACTCCTCGGAAAAAGAAACCTGTTAAAACAAGAGATGAGTTCGACGTGGAAGAAGCAGAGTTTACTGGAAGTGATCCAGAAGATGTAAAATTTGAGGATTCTGTAGTTGAAAAATATGGAGATCACGCATCTGACTTTACTGAAGTTGAAAAATATGCAACAGGCAAGAACGTAGATAAGAAAATTGTAGGGAGAAAAAGAGAAGCAGATCAACTTGCTGAAGGCAGAGCAGAAATGGAAGCTACAGAAATTGATGAATTTGCATCTGGTGGCCTTGCACACATGTTAGGAAGATAATGGATAATAAAGTTGTACAATGGGTAACACGTTCAACGCCTCTTGAATCTAAAGGTACTTGGAAAAAATTTGTTCAAGAAAGAAAAGGACTTGATAATAAAGTAGCACAGCTGTATCCATGGGACAGAAGTAAGAATCCCCCTTGGATGGCTATTCCTTCAAATCCTGAACATCAAAAAATATTTTTAAAAGAATTTGATGAAACTAAAGCAACGATGCATGCGGATGGTGGTTTAGCAACACCTAAACGTGGCTTGGTTGATGGACCGGGAAGTTATAGTGGTAAAGTTATAACACAATCTCAATTTGAAAAATTGTGGAATAAGTTTGAAGGAAGAAATAAAGAGTTTGCTGATCTTTTAAATAAGAAAAATTTTGTAACAGCCACAGGTAAAAAATTTAGTGACAGAAATGTTTCTGAGTATGTTGGTTATTATGAATTAGACAGAAAACCTAGAGGTGATAAAATATTTCCAACAACACAAAAAAAATTAGATAAATTAGATAAGTTAATTGTAGAGGCAAATAATTCTTATAAAAAAACTCCTAATATCGGAGAGCTAGTAAAAAAATCTGGATTTGTTCAATCTGGAAAAATATCTGATATGTCTAAAACTGGTCCTGGCCAATCTTTAGTAAGAGAAAAATTAAAAAAACTTTTAACTACCGAACAAAAAATGGAAAACTATATTAATAATGTAATGTTATCTGAAGACGCTTTAGTAAAAGATTTTTATGCTCCTTCAGAACATTTAAGAAAAAAATTCAACATAAGTTCGGCAACGTATGCAAAATTTATGAAAAAAAGTAAAGCTATTGCAAATAATAAAGAGCTGTTTTTGAATTTAGGTAGAGTACAATCTTTTAATAAATATGGGTTTAATCCAGACGGTTCCTCAAAAACAGTTTCTGAATTTAGTGAGATTATTACAAACAGAGTTCCTTTTAGTGCTGGACATGGTGCACTAAGAGAGGATAATGCGACTAGTCAAATATTAAAATCAGCCATTAGAAATTATGAAAAATCAAAAGCTGCTGGAAAAACACCCAAAGTTACTTTCATAACTGATCCAGCCATAACTCCTACTAAAGACCTACAATTTATAGATAATGAAACTGGTAGATTATTTTCAATAGATCCTTCGGTAGAAAAAGTTGAGTTTAGAGGAAAGAACTATAAAAATAATTATTTAAACCATGTTGATGCAAGTAAACTGTATTCTAAAGAATTTGGAAACGTTTATAGGATTTACGATAATGACATTCCAAAATATATGGCTGCTACTATTTCAGATGGAAAAGGTGGTCAAATTAAATTAGACACAGCTCTTAGACAAAAACTTTTTGATAGAACTGGAAGTAAAAATTATTTAACCAGAAGAGCAGTAGAGTTTGATCATCTTGATATAATTGATGATCCTTTTGGACGAAAACCAGGAAATATAAGATTAATTGATAGGCTTACAAACAATCAAGCGGGTGGTATTAAACAAGCGGGCGACGTAGCAAGAAATAAAAACCCCCAGCTTTTAAAAAAACGTTTAGACAATATTGGTTACAATATTAAAGATAAAAATGTTGAAGGATTAATAACACGTTTGTCAGATAATTATAAAAAACCAATTAAATTTGTAAGTCCACGAACTGAACAAAATATATTAAAAAGAAAATCAATAGCAAACCCTAACCTGGTTAGAGATTTATTAGAAGACCTATGCCCCAACAAAGCATCCGGAGGCCGTGTAGGTATGAAAGTAGCAGGATCCGTGGGTGTAAAATGTGGAGCAGACAGATTTAAACAAGTCTTTAAAGACCCAAGTAAAGGAACTCAAGCAGAAAGACAACTTGTAGGAAGAATTCTTAGAAGCAGTGGTTCAGCTGCAGGAAGAAAAGCGTTATATGCGTTAGGACCAGCAGGAATTGGAATTGATGCATTGGTTGAAGGAGCTATATGGGGAGATGATGTATTAGGAGGAGCTTCTGGCAAAGAAGCATATAATGATCTTTGGATAAGTTATTTAGATCCTAGAGCTTACACAGGAGGATTAAAAGTTTCAGGAGATAGATATAATGAAACAGAGATAGCTAAAACATATGGAGGGGATACTGCAAAGTTTTACAAACTAGCACATGCCATAGAAGATAAATATAGACTTGAAAATAAATTACAAATGAATGAAGAGATGGATGTAGAGGGAACTGGAATAACTTTAACTCCAAACCAACGAAACAGGTTAGAAGAAACAAATACAATTATTGAAAATGCAGGAGGGGAAGAAGCAGCATATTCTTTACTTAAAGAAGATTCTCCTTTATTTAATGCAGCACAAATATCTTCTGAAAGATTTGAAGAAGTAGGTCCTGGAAAAGATTGGGATAGGAAGATGTTAGCTAAAGGACCATTGGCCCAAATACGTAGAGACCAGGAAAGAAAAAGAGAGATGGATTTATACCCTACTTATGACAAATTTATTACACCATCAGAATATAAAGCCATGGATTTAGAACAACAACGAGAAGCCAAGAATGTTATACCTGAATTAAATTTAACAGAAAGAGCAAATATTAAAAACATACTGAACATTCCTACATCCGATAATTTATCTGAGTATGTCTATCCAGGCAGTGGGATATCGGTGCTTGATGAAGAAAACTTAAGAAAAAAATGGGAATATTTAATAGACACCAAAGGAATGAGAGGAACACAAGACACAAGATATGCCGGTGGCGGAATAGCCGGGATCAGAAGACCTCACGCTATACCCCCAAAATCAGGACCCATGCCTCAAGGAGGAGGCTTGTCTTCTCAGTTTAATCGTGTTAGAAAAGTGCTAGGAGTTTAGATGGCAGATAATCGAATAGATAAAGGACTCCCGAACGTTACAACTAATGAACCTATTATTGCACCTAATGAGTCAATAACAGAAGTTGACGTTACGGAAGAGGCAAAAATAGACAAACCAGAAATAGAAGTTACACCCGAAGAAGATGGTGGGGCTACAGTTAATTTTGATCCAAGAGCTAATTTAAATATTCCAGGAACAGAAGATCATTTTGATAATTTAGCAGATATATTACCTGAAGAAATTTTAGATCCTGTGGGATTAAAACTAGCAGGTGATTACCAAGATTACAAATCTTCTAGAAAAGATTGGGAACAAGCTTATGTGACTGGTCTAGATTTATTAGGTTTTAAATACGAAAACAGAACACAACCTTTCCAAGGTGCAAGTGGTGCAACTCACCCTGTTCTTGCAGAAGCGGTTACACAGTTTCAAGCGCAAGCTTACAAAGAATTATTACCAGCCGATGGGCCGGTAAGAACCCAAGTGATTGGTGCATCCAATCCTCAAAGGATGCAACAAGCACAACGGGTAAAAGAATTTATGAACTATCAATTGATAGATCAAATGAAGGAATACGAACCTGAATTTGATTCAATGTTATTTCATTTACCATTAGCTGGATCTACATTTAAAAAAGTTTATTATGATGATTTATTAGGTAGAGCAGTTTCTAAATTTGTACCAGCAGATGATTTAGTTGTGCCATACACAGCAACATCTCTTGATGATGCAGAAGCTATTATTCACATAATTAAAACTTCAGAAAATGATTTAAGAAAACAACAAGTTTCAGGATTTTATAGAGATATAGAATTAACTCCTCCAGGAATGCCTCCACAAGATAAAGTGGAAGATGCTGAAAGAAAACTGGAAGGAACTACAAGAACTTCTAGAAATGAACAAATGTACACTCTACTTGAGTGTCACGTTAATTTAGATCTAGAAGGTTTTGAAGATCAGAATCCTCAGACGGGTGAACCGTCAGGAATAAAATTACCTTATGTCGTTACAATCGAACAAGGTAGTCAAAAGGTTCTTTCGATAAGAAGGAACTTTGCGCCCAATGATCCATTGAAGAAAAAAATCCAATATTTTGTCCACTTCAAATTTCTGCCAGGACTAGGATTTTACGGATTTGGACTCATTCATATGATTGGCGGTTTGAGCAGAACTGCAACGGCTGCTCTCCGCCAATTATTAGATGCAGGGACGCTTTCTAATTTACCAGCTGGATTTAAACAAAGAGGAGTGCGTGTACAAGACGATGCTCAATCTATTCAACCAGGTGAGTGGAGAGATGTTGATGCACCGGGTGGAAGCTTAAAAGAATCGTTTTATAATTTACCTTACAAAGAACCATCACCAACATTACTACAGTTAATGGGTATTGTGGTTCAAGCAGGTCAAAGATTTGCAGCTATTGCTGATATGCAAGTGGGAGAAGGAAACCAACAAGCTGCTGTAGGAACAACAATTGCTCTCCTTGAAAGAGGTTCTAGAGTTATGAGTGCTATACACAAAAGATTGTATGTAGCGATGAAACAAGAATTTAAATTATTAGCAAATGTATTTAAAACTTACTTGCCACCTGAATATCCATACGATGTAGTAGGTGCAGCAAGAATAGTTAAACAACAAGATTTTGATGATAGAGTAGATGTATTACCGATAGCTGATCCAAACATATTTTCTATGTCTCAAAGAGTGAGTATTGCACAAACAGAATTACAATTAGCAATGTCTAATCCTCAAATGCATAATTTATATATGGCGTACAGAAAAATGTATGAAGCAATTGGTGTAAAAAATATTGATGAAATATTACCACCTCCACCACCGCCATTACCAAAAGATCCAAGTTTAGAAAACATAGATGCGTTAGCTCAGAAAAATTTCCAAGCTTTTCCAGGTCAAGATCACAGAGCTCACATTACTTCTCACTTAAATTTTATGGCAACTAATTTAGTTAGAAATAATCCACCAGTTATGGGTGCATTGCAAAAGAACTGTTTAGAACACATTAGTTTAATGGCTCAAGAACAAGTAGAATTAGAATTTAGAGATGAACTAATGCAATTACCGCAATTACAACAACAAGCTGCTATGAATCCTCAAGCACAACAACAGCTTCAAAGAATTTCTCAAACCATAGAGGCTAGAAAAGCAGTATTGATTGCTGAAATGACTGAAGAGTTTATGAAGGAAGAAAAAACAATTACATCTCAATTTGATCATGATCCTTTACTTAAACTTAAATCTAGAGAAGTGGATCTAAAAGCCATGGAGAACCAAAGAAAAGAAATGGAAACTCAAGCTAAAATTAATTTAGATAAAGCTAAGTTAGTTCAAAACAAAGATCTAACTGAAGATAAATTAGAACAAAATGAAGAATTAGCAGAACTTAGAGCAGATACTGCAATGGCTAAAACAGAGATGACCACTCAGGCTAAGCTCTATTCGGACCAAATGAAAAGGAAAGACGTTAAGACCTTGAAAGGTCCTAAAAGGTAGTCTATAACAAGGAGTAATTATGACTAAAATAGAAAAAGCAAGCAAAGACACAGTTGGTAGAAAAGGAAATGTTTCCTTAAACAAAACCGACCCTGTTGCTGTGCCTCCTCAAAACTTACACATCGATCCAAAAGGTGCGTCAAGCTTTAGAGGAAAAGGCGTTTATATCGCTCAAGGTGATAAAAACGAAATTAAAGGCACAAAAAGAATGCTTAAAGATAAAAATAAAACTGTAACTTGGTACTAGGAATTTTTGCGCGCGTTGCGCGTAAGTCCTACATTTTAAAGGAATACTATGGCATGGTTTAGTTTAGCAAAGATAGCATTACAAGCAGGCAGTAAAATTTATTCAAACAGACAAAAGACGAAAATGGCTATGTCTGATGCACAGCTTATGCACGCAGAGAAGATGGCTCGAGGTGAAGAATCTTACCAGGGCAAACTTTTAGAAGCCCGTCAAAACGACTATAAAGACGAATTTGTCCTTGTCATTAT